TTATCTCTGTATCTCTGCTCGATTAGAGTTAACTCCTGAGGTGTTATAGGTTGAGCAAATTCTGCCTGTCTTGAACTTACGGACTTATTCAAGAATTTAAAAGTCATCGGAAGCATTGACTCAACTAAAGTGTAATACTTTAAACAAGGTGCAATGTACGAATCTAAAAGAGTCGTGTTGTCAGCAGTTACATTACCGTTAAAGGTCTGCGTTTGCAGTTCGTCATATATCCCTGAACCAATGATGTCACGAATATACACTTCTTGTGCCTCTTTTATAGCACTTTTTAAAAGTTTTGGATCTACATTCTCATTTATAGGACTATTGTCCTGCAAATATGTTGTACTGATAAAATATACAAAGTTAGCCATTGATTTTTCTTCTTAAAAGTTGTGATTTCCAAATGTGTCTGCAATACGGAACGTGAATAGCAGGTGATGAGCCTTTAACCGTCATCCAACCGCCTCTTCTTTCCCATGCGTTGTAGCCTACTCTTGATGAAATTGTATCGATATCTTCACGAGTGTACACACGATTTAAAGCGATTAAACTTCTGCAAAAATCTCTTGAAGTAGGTATGATTTCAGAGCCGCTTATTCCAGGTGCTTTTTCGTAGGTATAACGCACTAAAAGTTCTGTTCCTAAGCCTGAGTCTGTTAAGGTCTTTGTTCCTTGCTCTGTGACGTTTAAAATGTTGTCTGCTGAGGTGATTAAGCCGTCATTGATTAGTTTGGTTACTGCCTCCGCTACTTTTTCAGCATCTTGCTTAATGTTGTTCGCAAGGTCTTGAAGTGTTAACTCTGTGTTTCCGTTCAAAAACTGCAGAATAATAAGTTCAAGAGCAGAGGCAAAATCAAAAGGGACTTTTTCAAACTTAGAAGCCAACTCTCCGAATTGCTCAAAAACTGCTAAGTCTTTGTCATCATCCCATCCAAAAGGATTCTCACACTTATGAGATGACATTGCAACGGTGTCGCTCATGCCTAACTCTCTTCTTGCCTCAGCTTGTGAGATAATTCCTTTCTCAAATAGTTGGATGTAATCTAAACCGATAGGAGGCTTATTTTTAGTTTTTAGTATTACAGGCGTAATAAACTTAAAAATCGAAGTTAACGCTCTATCCATTTGGTTCTGACGTGGCTCAATGTAAGCTGTTTGGAAAGCCTCGTAAGATTCGATTAGTTCTGAACGCCCACCAAGTTGACCTTCTGTTTTGATACCGAACAACATTGGAGAAGTAACTCTGTGAGCCATCAAAATCTCTTGCTGCACAGTTTGGTTTAATAGGTCAAACTGCTTGTCGAAGTCAGACGGTGCTAAGTTATTAACGACAGATGGCGTTTCGTTTGGATCGTTAAACTGAATGATTATAGAACCTGCGTTATCTGTTCCTGAGAAATTATCTTTAAACCTCTTAATTGTTTCTCTTGCCTCTGACGGAGTCGGGATGCCTTTGAAGAGTTGTAAAAGAGTTTGAGCAGAGAAACCACTCTTTATACTATTAAGGTGGAAATTTGCAATCTCCGTGTCTATTTCAATGTATTTTAAAGCACTCTGATACGGTGCAGTCGGGTAGTCTCCTTGACCTGCTTTGTACATCTTAAAATAATACAACTGCTTGTTCTCACGGGTGATTGGATTCCAGCAATAATAATAAATAGGATCTAACTTTCTATCGCTCCAATCTTCAGCATACCAATAGTGACCATCCAGAGAAATACGAACATTTTGAAAAGGTAAGTGATAAATCTCAGCTATGGAGGTTTTCGCTTTGTTCCAAATAATTTCCAGAGCGAATCCGTCAAATAGTTCAAGGTCAGCAGCAATCTTTGCTTTAACGTCATCAAAGGACTCGTAAGCGTTAATAGAAGCAAGTTTATCATTTGCGATTGTTAGTTGCTCTGTGTTGTTTGCTATGACCTCTGTTTTGTCACCTGCTATATATTGAGCCTTTTGAGATACCAATGCTCCATGTTTTGGAGAGGAGTTGTAAAGGTCAATTAACATTTGAGGGTACTTGTTATCAGTACCGTAAGTTATATAGTTCTTCGCCTTATTTTCTTTGAAAACAGGTATCTTGCTTTCGGCAAAGTTTATTCTTGCAAATTCTGTCATCTTCCTTGTGCGTTATATGGTTTACTTGATTTGTGTTTATTCTTGTGTTTGGTGTGCCGTCTAAGTTTTTTATTTGGCTTTGCTTTAAATAAGTTAATCTGCTGCTTTGCCATCTTTTGAAAATAAAAGTAGTAAACCTCCACCAATAAATGCCGTAAACTCAGTTAATGTTGCTTTTTCAAACCATACGAGTAAAAAGCCTACGCCCATAACTCCTAACCCTAAAGCAGTAGATTTCCAATTTTTAAATATACGGTCAATCATTTGCGTAGTTTTTTAATGTAGTAAATAGCACCTAATAAGCCTGTAACTATTGCGATAATCCCACCGATTGCCGATATAATGGGATTCCAAGTTGTAGCAATGCTACTGAAAGCACCTACAAAGGAGGTTGTCGTTAAAGCATTAGCGGTTGTATCAGTTAGTTTCATCGAATGGGAAAGGTGGGTAAGTGATTTCAAATTGGATGGGTTCTCCTAATATAGGCAGTAAAGATTCGTCAAAGGTTATATAGTAAAATTGAGGCTCGTTTAATTCTGCAAAGTTGTAATCAACCCAATGTTGAGTGACATCATCGGGTGATTTAGGAATGCCGTAATATGCGTCACATTGTTGACGTGCTGCGATTGCTTCGGGTTCGGTTGGGTATTGGTAGCCGTTAATAGATTGCATAATATGAATTTATATCTGAGTTAATTGCAGAACGATTTGCCGACTGATTTGTAAGCCACATAATTACTTCGCTAAAATTATTGTAAGCATATCTTAATGGGTTGGGTTGATGTGAAATGTAAAATCCTTGCGATGTGCTTGGAATAGTTGTCGCAAGCGCTACATTTTTTTCCAATGCATTGTTTCTAAAAACTTCCCAACCCGTTGAATTTGTTATGTCAAAATTGATAAGATATTTATCCCCGTTTGCATAATTGCCAAAGCCATCGTAGGAATTTGTCACAAAATTGGTTGGGTCTGGGTATGACGCCCCTTTTAGTGATGGATTTATATAGTGGAAAGCCCCAGCATCATTTGTTGTAGTTGTTGCGTATGATATTTCTGGACGATAGGCATCAGATCCCGAAGTCGCCGCACCAACTCTTTGAGTAACATAATACAGAGACATTGCACTTGAGTAACTAAATAACGTACTTCTCATAAAATCATTGACCCCGTCAAAAGTCATTGTAGGTTTACCGTTGTATGTAATTACATTACCTCCACTAACTATTTGTGGCTGATTTGCTGCCGTAGTTTGTGTTGCATTGTATCCATTACCACTTTGGTCGTACCAAGTAGTGACAAAGCCATTTGTACCACTACAAAAAGATATTAATTGAGATGTATTTAAGTCGCTTGCTTCATTAAAACCTATATCTTGTTCAGTATTATCTGATGCCCTACGCACACGAATAGCATTTCCTGTGTATAGTGCTTTTAATTTACGTAAAGAATAAGCAGTGGCAGCGTTTGGATAATTATCAAGTAGACCGATAAAACCAAAACTTTGACTACCTATAAAGCCTAATTGCGTAGGCAACTGCCCAGCATAAAGTTTGTTTCCAAACAGTTTATCATTAAACCCTCTAAAAATACCAAAGTCAGGCATTAATAATCTCCTTTAATTGCAAAAATGTTTATTCCGTCAGTTACCGCAACCGTAATTCCTACTAATACTTTTTGACCGCTTTTTAATTGTAGGTCTGAATATGCAGTAACCGCTCTTTGAGATGTTGTTGTTGTTCCTGCAGTAATGGCAGCCATTGCAATTTCATCGTATAATTTAGGGCTTGTTCCGCTTGTATTGGTAATAAAAATCAAAACGCTTGTAGCAACATTTGAACCCGCTGCCTTTGCCCCTATCTGAGTGATTTTTGTGCCGTCAGTTGTAGCGGTCAATAGTTCAACAAGATTAGTTGTAGTCGCTCCTGTTCTATCTGTAGTTGCAGCCGTTACCGTTACTATTTTAGTTTCGGGTACAAGTGCGAAAATTGGTGATGTATTTGCAGCCATTAGTAGTTATAGAATAAATATAGATTGCCCCCTGTACTTGGAGGGATTGGTAGATTTGTTAAATTGCTTCCGTCAACTGCTGGAAGCTTTGAGTTTGCGTCTAATTTTACGAGTTGTGATGCTCCGTTAAAAGTGTTACCTTCTTTCGTTACATTTTCATTAGTTAAAACATCTTCAACTCTTGCATCTGTGTAGTATAGATTAGCACCTTCTGTAAGGTCATCTGTTGACTTTGTTGCAAGTCTATCGTCAAAGCGTGTATTTGTGTAATATAAGTTAGCTACACCTTCGTCAATGTCATCTGTGTCTAAAACAACTGCACCTGTTTCACCATTTACGCTCTGAACATTACCTTGAGATGCTATTGTAATAGTTTGTAAAGCATCGTTAAAAGTAATTGAGGTGTTTGAACCTGCAATTAATGAGGCTTTTACCTTTGTGTAAACTCGTGTGTTTGTAAAGTAAAGGTTTGTTCCCTCTGCAAGGTTAGTTGTCGTACTCCCTTCTAAAACTCGTTGACCAATATTTGCAAGGTTTGTTCTCTTTGTCAGGTTTTCAGAATAGTCAACAATAGGAATGCTATCTTGATTAATGTCAATAGTTCCTATTGGTTCAAGTTGTGAAATCTTTTGATTACCCATAATAACTTACTAACCTCCCTCCTTGTTCTAATTGTAAAAAATCACCGCTTTCAGTAAGCAA